CTGGTGATGATTGGCACCAGACAACCCCCTCCATTTGGCGGGGGGCATCCTCATCGATCTTAATGACCTGACCGAGATCGAAGAAATGTTTTGTGAGTTTCGCAGGCAATCCCGCTAAATACACCGACTCCTCCACGATCAAGAGGATGTCGTCACCGTCATCTAGGCAGTCCCACTTGGTCGTCTGGTCTTCAAAGAAGCATCCAAGTAGACTGAACATCAGTAGACACGCGCCAAGAGCTGTGTCCATGTCTCCTGACATCCTACCGCCTAGAGCGGTATATCTAAGGCCTTTACTACTGAATACCTTGTTCTTTATGGTGCACGATAGGATCCACCGGAAGAATGGATCATTACACAGGATTAAATAGAACTTATGGAGAAGATGGAGGTGGCCTACGTCAAAATGTTGGTCAAAACGACTTGCGTCTAATGACATTACAACAGGTCTCGTAAAACTACTCATTTTCTCGTGCAACAGTTCAGCCTTCTCCTTGCTGTTAAGATTCTTCCCGAAGACTCGCGTCCTAGGAAGGTTGTTCATCCTGTTCCCTTTTAACTGATAAACAACCTCCTCAATGGCCTTAACGTACTGGGCCATTGCCACTGCAAAAACGGGGTTTCGGTATTGTATGGCACGTGGATCTGGATTCACCTTATCGGAGAACTTGATCTTTTCGCATTTTATGAACATCTTGACGTTCGCTTGGTCTTTCGTCAAGCCATGAGAGCGTAACTCATGGGCGGCTTCTTCATAACGTCTTCTTTTCTTACCATGATATGACATAACTACTTTGTCTAGGTCCCATGGGCTGACCTTTGGCAGTGATTTAGCTAGTTTTATCATATAGCGTCTTAAATTGTCTAACGCTTCACTGGTGGGTGTGTTTACTTCGCCACAAACCCTATTGTGGAAGGAGACTATCTGGTTATGAATACAGTCGTGATGAGCGAATAAAGGATGCACGATCGGGAGGTCGGGAACCGCCAGATAGCCTATTCTTCGCTCATGTTGGTGGCCCTCATCGATTGGAATCGCGCCAGAGATTGTGCACCCGGTCTTGAGCTTATTAAGCTCCTTTCCATTGGCACACAGCGCTATCCTCTCGACGGGGCCCCCTCAGGCCGTGGGAATGCTCCGCTTGAAGCGGAGCGCCCGTGCTATGGTACCTACCACCGGTACGGCAAAGATCCCTCTATTATCACGAGGAAGTCTTCCACGGGTTGCGTAATCATGCAATTCCTGAGTGGTTGTCAGTCTACCGCCCGAGTGCCACCAACTCTCGGTTCGCCAATCATCGAAAACGAAGTGCTCCAACACAGTTGGCCTGTGGAGCATGACGCTAACGTAACCCATCTGAGCAAGGCACCAGACAACTCCCATAGTTTCTTCTCTATTGGAGCGTAGCCATGTCTCAGCCCTGACTTTTATTTCATTGAGCCTACGCACGTCACGCCCAGCCCCAAGGGCCTTCAGGCTGACGTAGCAGTAGAGCTCTATATCCACGCGAAGACGGTTAGCTTCTTCACGGATCTGACGTATAAGCACATCAGTTCTCGGTCGATAAAGTTCAGGGCCCCCGGTCCGTACCGGTGGGGGGGTGTATTCCCCGCTACCATTGTAACCGTCGTGCACCCAATCAACACCCAACTCGGGCGGACTTAGGATTACGTTACGGTCGCCGTCCATTCCATGGAATCTGACATCGTCTCGTACCTCGCCCGTAAGGGCAAGATGGAGACGTGGTCCAATAATGGGATCGGCTAGGTTGGGTACTGCGATTGTTCTGTCCAGCATCGGCCCCACCTCAACACATCCGGGACGAATGGGTGTGTCGACTGGTTTGAGTGGGGTGGGAATCGGCGGGGGAACTGGACCTGGGCTGGCCAGACGCTTGAGCAACTCTGTGGTAGAGGAACTGTTGGTCTGGTATGCGGCCCAAATATTGGCATAGTTCTCCTCGTCGAAAGGATCCTCTCCTACCGTAATGTCATGATCGGTTGAACCAGGGTTATGCCCGGCCACCAGCGTGCGAGGTTGGTCTTTCATAGGTGCAATTACGCTCCCAAGCAACTCACGCGGTGTTTCTTCCTCACTTAACACACTAAAGCGGTTAGAGGTGGCGCAGTAAGGTTCTGCACTTTCCCCACTGGAGAATGACTCAGCGGGGACTAGGGTTTGTGTCGGGGTTGCGAACTGAGAGAACTTGTACGTGAATTCTCTCAGGATGGACACACGGACGGCTGTCAAAGGGGTCAACCAGGACCTCCTTAACTTTACCACATGACGGGACACTAGGGCGCCCCGCTCACCCAGCGTTTGATTTCGCAGCGCCGCTGCGG